CAGGAACTTTCAAAACTTGGAATAAAAGGAGTAGTGCAAGGCGACATCATGTTCACCTCGGATGATTTAAAAAAGGAGAACATAGATGGGGATTCTTATATTACTTTTCATCCTAACACCATTGTTTATGCTGTGCCTATGTCTAGCGATGAAGCCAAACGAATTCGACAAGCGCGTATTGGGGTGGTATTCCACACTACATACAAAGGGAAAGACTTTGAATCAATGCGAGCAAGTTACGGAGTTGACGTTGACAAATTTAGAAAAGTCAAATCAGTCTGGGCTCAAGATGCAACCGTGCGAGATTTATCTGGCTCTGTTACGCTCACAAAATCAGAAACAGCCGAAGTCACTAAAGCTTTATCTTTGGCTGGGAAAATTTTTAAGCAAATCTCATCCACCACATTAAAACAAATTGAAAATAATGAAGATTTAGCAAAAACAATTGAAACATATAATAATACTTTTGTAAGAGCAAATAAACCTATTGGCGATACAAAGAAACATGTTGATGGATTAATTAAATATATTGAAAATAAATATCAAAAAGAAATTGATAAATTAAAATCTGAAAAGGGTAAAGCTGGTAAAGCAGCAAAAAGAGATGAATTTCTCAAGTTTTTTTCAGATTCTAATAAAAGAAACCTTAAATTATTGTTCGATTTACAAAAAGCCATCGTTGTTGCGAAACTAAAAATTATAAATAAACTAAACAAATTAAATAAAATGAATACCTTCGTTAAAACCAAAAATGGTTTTAAGGTAACAGGAGCCGAAGGCTTTGTTGCGATTGATAAAATCGGAGGCGGGGCAGTTAAGTTAGTAGACAGATTAGAATTTTCTGCAAATAATTTTAGCCCTGATATTATTAAAGGCTGGGATAAGCCGTCCCGATCCTAATGGAAAGAGCGAGAACAAATGTTAAAATTTAAACAATATGTTGCTGAAGAAGCAGAACTAGATAAAGAATTAGAAGAAGTTGCGGACATTCAGACCCGCATCAAAATGAAAGCTGCTATGCGTCGCAATAAAGCCAAGATTAAACTTGGTAGAAAAAAGGCGATGCGTAAGGTAGCAAATAAAGAAGTTCTTCAAAAGCGAGCTAGACGTCAAGCACGTAAAGCTGTTCTCGATAAAATCCTCAAGGGTAAAGACAAAGGCGAACTTTCATATGGCGCACGTGCTTCAATTGAGAAGCGTGTAAATAAGCGTGCTGCATTAATCACAAGACTCGCAAGAAAGCTATTACCTACTGTACGTAAAGCTGACCGATCCAAATTCTCCAGTAAAGGTAAGTAATATGGCTTTTAAAGGTTTTGCAGAATACGTCACAGAAGCCACCAAAGAAGTAACATTCACCTTTGGTCGATTTAATCCTCCTACGACTGGTCACGAAAAATTACTTGACACGGTAGCTAAAGTAGCCCGTGGAAGTAAGTATATGGTCTATGCATCACAATCAGCTGATGCTAAAAAGAACCCTTTGGATTATTCAACCAAAGTAAAATATATGCGTAAGATGTATCCTCGGCACGCTCGTTCAATTATGATGGACAAGGGTGTGAGAAATGTATTTGACATCTTAACGAATTTATATAAAGCTGGATACAATAAAGTCAACATGGTAGTTGGCTCTGATCGTGTACCAGAATTTGAAGCACTCACAAACAAATACAATAACGTTAAAGGTAAACACGGCTTCTATAACTTTGAAGGTGGAGTTAATATTGTCTCTGCTGGTGAAAGAGATCCAGATGCTGAAGGTGTTGCTGGTATGTCTGCATCTAAAATGAGAGCAGCTGCTACCGCAAATGATTTTGCAGCTTTTGCAAAAGGTTTACCTCGTGGCTTTAAAGATGGCCAAGCATTATTTAACGATGTTCGTAAAGGTATGGGATTAAAAGAATCTTATAACTATAGAGAACATCTACAATTAGAAAAAGTTTCTGAAGAAAGAGAAGCATATATCCAAGGTGAACTATTTACCGAAGGAGATATTGTTGTTGTCAAAGAAAACGATGAAGTAGGCCAGGTTATTATGCTTGGTTCTAACTATGTTTTAATTGAAATGTCTGATGGCAAAAAGCTTCGTAAATGGATTGACGATCTAGAAAAGATCGATGAAGGTATGTACTCTGACAAAGCCAGAGATAAAATCGATCGAGAAAAAGAACGTGACGAATTAAAACATGCTCGTCTAATAGCCAAAGCAGCTGAAGATGATGAGCGTGAAAAAGAAAAAGATGCTGAAGAAAAGAATAAATTAAAAGCATTGAAAATCGAAAAGAAAGCATATCATTCCGGTTTATCTAAATCAACATCCGATAAGAGAGATGCTCAATTTAAAAAGCAAGCTAAAATGGATGATGATAACCCTGCGGCTTATAAGCCAGCTCCAGGTGATGCAACTGCAAAAACAAAATTATCAAAGCATACTAAAAAGTATCGTGATATGTATGGTGAAGGTGTAAAATCCTTCTCAACATTTTCTGAATTAGTAACAGAAGATGTAAAAGCTGGTCTGCAAAAGAAAGCAGATAAATCAGGAATCTCGTATTCTATTCTAAAAAAGGTATACGATCGTGGCGTAGCTGCATGGAGAACTGGACATCGTCCTGGTACTACTCCATCTCAATGGGGCTATGCTAGAGTTAATTCATTTATAACGGGAGGCAAAACGCGTACAACAGCAGATGCCGATCTCTGGAAAAGACACAAAGGTGGAAACTAATGGCAAAAGAATTTTTTGATTTAAGAGAAGCACTAGGGCATTTGAAAGAAGCAGCTCCTAAAATTAGTCAGGGCAAAGCTAAAGGTGCTATTACTGCAACAGGTATGCGCGGTAAAGGCATGAAAAAGTACGATGTCTCTATTAAAGTAGTAAACGGTAAACTTGAATTCCGTATTATGGATGACACCGGTAAATTCCAAACAGTTGGTATTAAACAAGCTGCTAAGATGCTGGGCGAAGAAGTTCAACTTGAAGAAGCAATGAATCAAAAGAAATTCACTGCTGGCGCAAAAGCAATGAAAGCATATGCTCAAAAGAATGGTGGAATCGATAAAAAAGATTTCATGGAAGTATCAAAGCTTTTAGATCAAATTGGCAGAGTAAATATGCTACAAGCTGGCCAGCTTCTTTCCCGTTTAAATAGAATTGTTGATGGTATGGATACTGATGTTCGTGAAAGAATTTTTATTGAACTTAAAAAAGTCGGTCTTGTAGAATCTGTAAATGAAGCAAAAGAACCAGCATCACCTGATGAGCAATCAATGGCTATGCGTCAAGCTAACTTTATTCTTGATGTAGCCGAAGATTTGGTTGAATTCATTGAAGATGGTGATGACTTCCCAGAGTGGATGCAGAATAAAGTTACTGCTCTTCATGAAAAAGCAAAAGATCTTTACGCTGCTTTGGAAGGTTCAGATGACGAAGAAGAAGAAGTTAAAGAATCTAGATATGGTACACAAGCTCAGCGCTTAATGTCACCATTACAAAAAGCTCGTCAAGACAAAGAAAAGCGTGATCGTGACCGTGATGGTAAATTAAAATCAACTGCTCTTCCAATGAGAAAAAAAGAAGAAGTTGAAGAAGCAGTTAAGTTTACTGATAAGCAAATCAAAATGGCTTATGGTGTTGCTAATGATAAGCGTTACAAAGGTGGTAACTATTCAGGTGCCGTAAGAGCTATTGAAAAGATTGCAAAGGGTTTATCTGATCATCCCGCTGTTAAAAAGGTTTTAAAGCGTACAAATGAAAATAAAGTAGATGAATCAACTGCGGCATATCGTAAGTCACAGGAAAAAATTGCTAACGATAGAAAGAAAGCAAACATTAAACCTGGCGAACTAAATAAGCTTGCAAAAATTAGAGCAATGTTAGATCGCGAGAAGAAAAAGAAATGATTTCGTTCAAAAAATATATTGTTGAAAAACATGGAGCTGGCGATGAAGGCACTCCAGAGTTGGTCAATAAATATAAGAAAGATACTCCTATGGAAGGGTCTGAGTCTTGGGAATCTGGCTTTAAACGTAGAGTCGTAAAGACTACGAAACCCGAACATAAAGAGAAGGGATATAACTGGAGAATCAAAGGTAAAGATAGACCAGAGATTAGTATTAAGTTATATAAGGATAAACCAGATTTTGCCGAATTTAAACGGCAAATGAAAAGAGTAGCGGGGCACGAATTTGGTGGATAATTTTAAAAAATATAAAGAAAAGGTTGTCGACGAAATCTGTGAAAATTGTGAGATTTACGAAGACTTAGAGATTCAAGAATCTGAATATCAAGGAAGAAAGGTAAAACTTAATGACCCGTTTCGTACTCCTGATGGCCCTCGTAAGTTTAGCGTTTATGTTAGGAATGAAAAAGGGAATGTCGTTAAAGTCAACTTCGGAGACCCCACAATGGAAATCAAGCGGGACGATCCAAAGAGAAGAGCTTCCTTCCGTGCAAGACATAATTGCGACAACCCAGGACCAAAATGGAAGGCAAGATACTGGAGCTGCTATCAATGGAGAGCAGGATCCAAGGTGGATAACTAAATGAGTGAAGTCGAACAAAAATTAGAGGCACACTTAATGTCAGACGGGCATAGGCTAGATCGTATTGAAGCGAAGATTGATAAACTGTCAGAGACAGTTATCTCGCTGGCTCGTGCTGAAGAAAAATTAGTATCTTTAGAGAATGATAAAAAAATTCTAATGGAACGCATGGTTAGACATGAAGAGAAATTAGATGTTGTTGAAAAGAAAGTTGATGAAACGTCTATTACTGTTACCGTAATTAATAGATTATTTTGGATTGTTATAATGGCCGTCTCAACCGGATTGGCTGGAATGTTTTTTATAAAATAAAACTAGGAGAACTTAAATGAACGAAACGCAAAAACTTGCCGAAATCTACAAGCGAATGAAGCTTGAAGAGGCAAAGAAAAAGATGGATCCGGTTGGCCAAGCTGACGGTGACATCGATAACGACGGAGATGAAGACGAGTCTGATGAATATCTTCACAATCGTCGTAAGGCCATTAAAAAGTCTATGAAAAAAGACGATAAAAAAATGGATGAAAAAACAGAATGCCCTAAGTGCAAAGGCGAAGGTTGTGACCATTGCGACAATAAAGGCTATCATGAAGCTTTGGAAATTGATCCAGACGATGGTGAAACTAAAAAAGTTTCTGGTAAAGATGATAAAAAGAAAAAGAAATCGTCTGATACTGAAACCAGTGATGGTGAACAACAGGTACAAGAAGTTGCTGAGCCTAGCACCGAATTAGGTAAAAAATTCAAAGGTATGCATAAGGTTAAAGTAGACGATAGCGAAGAAAAAGGACACCAAGATGCTGTTTCTGCTGGCCGTGCTGGCCCGACGCGTAAGCTACGTCCGGGTGACAATTCGCAAGGCGATACAAAAGGTAAAAAACTTAAGGAGTTAAGAAAATGAATAAACCAAGTTGGTTAAAGCATTCTATTGCAAAAGCTGATGGTTATTATACTGTCCGCGGTGAAAAGCTTAAGTCTATTAAATTAACTAAGCAACAAATTACTGAGTGGAACGGTGTTCAAGCTGAACCTGCTCCAGAACCTACACCTGAACCAGTTGTTGAAGAAGCACCGGTTGAAGAAGTAGCAGCTGAAGATACAGCTGTTGAAGAAGTACCCGCTAAAAAAACGTATTCACGTAGGAAAAAGAAGTAATAAATAATTCTGTCAATAATTTATACAGGCAGGATTATGCAACTATTTAATGAACTAAATAATGATAACTTTGTCTTGTTTGCATCAAGGCATTATAATAACAATCAGTGTACTGACATTGAAGAATTCTATGAAGATTTGCAACGATTCAAATATTTGAAACGACTCTTTAGTAGATATGAACAAGGTGATTTACAAGAAAGATTAATACTAAATCATCTTATTGTGGTATATAACGTATTTGGTATTGAAGCCGCAAATAAAATGGTGTTTTATAAAATTGAAGAAAAACACTATTCGGCTTTAAAACCATTTTTGATATATCTAAATTATATAAAAGAAAATGACTATATTGATGTTCCTTTAGATCAAAACATAGTCGATAAGTTGAGGAAACTTTAATGGGAATTATATCTGCTGCGGCTGATACTTACTATACGTACCGATTTATGCGTACCTTGGTAACCCCTTGGAACGAGACGGAAGCGTATCAGAATGGTATTGTCGACGAAAATGGTAAAGTTCTTAAAAAGTCTTCACAGCTTAAAACTACAGCAGAGAAGTCTTCATATACGTTATTTCATAGATTAGTTTTTAATTTAAAACGTATTATGGAAAAACTTCCGTTTGGTAAATATAAACTAGCATCTTTTGCAGCAGCTTTGTTTCTATTAAAAGAAGAAACTAATTTGTCTGAAAAGCAATTAAAAGATATTATCGATAAACTAGAATTAGATTTTGACGACTCTATAAATGAAAGTTATTGGAACGTAGATTCTGATGACAATCTCTCTCCTGGTGTTTATAGTTTGGCGTCAGATATTGCACACCCTCTTACTGGAGAAATGGTTGCATTAAAGGGAACTACTGTAATTGTTCCAGCGATGTGTGAAGCTGTAGATAATATATTTGGTACACCCATCTATAAAGTTAAACATTCGCCAACAAAAAGTGATATATACATTAGTCCCGAGGATATAAAACGATGAAATCATTTAAACAATACGCCGAAGCTTGTTGGGATGGATATAAACAAGTAGGCATGAAAAAGAAAAACGGTAAAGAAGTTCCTAATTGCGTACCTGAAGATGTTGCAGCAAATTCTGTAGCTGGGGGTGGCGTAGATATGAACCCTACGGGTAAACCTAAAAAAATGGATAGGCGCTCTAAATATCATGTTGAGAAGATGTTTAGGAGAGCTCAAGGAGCTAAATAATGTTTTCCTCTATTAAAATAGCCATGTTGCTATTTGTACTCGCTGCTGCTGGTGGCGGTGTTTTTTATGTTAAAAAGCTGCAAGGTGATTTAGAAATTGCTAGAGCAAATGTAGCTAAAATGGAAGTTGCGGTACAAACAAGTGAAGCTTCATTAAAATTAGAACGAGAAGAAACTGTACGTCTAAATAATTTAAATATGGAGCTTGGTACTCAATTAAGAAAAGCTGAGCAATATGGTGACGAATTAAGGTCAACATTGCAAAAGCATAATTTAACACATTTGGCCAATAAGAAACCTGGCCTTATTCAAAATAGGATGCAAAATGCGACTGATAAACTATGGGATGATCTTGAGTCTATCACTGCTGTTCCTGACGGGATGCAGCTTTCTGACTCCGGAACCGAAAATAGTAACGGTAACTAATACCGTAAAGACAACCGTACCTTTAGTACCACGCCCTAAGCAAGTTCAGCTTAATGACGTGAAAATTTATGTTGTCTCAAAAGAGAACTATGAAGAATTCGTAAAAGACTTCGAAGCCAAAAATGGTGGAGATGCTTACATTGCCATTTCAATCAAAGACTACGAAAACCTGTCACTCAATTTTGCTGAACTTCGTAGGTATATAGAACAGCAAAAACAAATTATTGTTTATTATGAAGAAGCCGTAAAACCTGAGGCTCCTGAAGAACAATAACTGATATATAATTTACAAGCAAAAACAAAGACTACGCTGATACTTAGGATTATTTTTACTCCTTTGTAAAAAAGGTGTGTACATTTGCGCCGTTTTGTTATATAATAATAGCATATTGATTGGAGTAAAACATGGTAAAAATTATTAAAGTCACTAAAAGAGATGGCCGAACTGAGCCATTTGATCTTGACAAGGTGCATAAAGTTTTAGAATGGGCTACCGATGGAATTTCTGGAGTTTCAATTTCCGAGATAGAACTTAAAGCTAATATTCAATTATATGATGGTATTCATGCTTACGATATTCATGAACTACTTATCAAATCAGCTGCAGAATTAATTTCAGATAACACGCCAAACTATCAGTTTGTAGCAGCAAGACTAATTAACTATAAATTACGTAAAGATGTTTATGGCCAATATGAACCTTGGCTATTGAGTCATCTTATTGAGAAGAACATCGAGCTCGGCGTTTATGACTCTGATATATTGAATAAATATACGGAAGAGGAGCTTGAAAAACTTGATACATTTATTAAGCACGAGCGTGACGACCTTTTTACTTATGTTGGGATGGAGCAATTCCGTGGAAAATATTTAGCCCAAGATAGATCTACTAAAAAGATTTATGAAACTCCTCAAATGTTGTATATGATGATTGCAGCAACTTTGTTTAGCAATTATCCAGAGGAGACAAGATTAAAATGGGTAAAAGAATTTTATGATGCGGTATCACAATTCTACATCTCACTACCGACGCCTATTATGGCGGGTGTCCGTACTCCTACAAGACAGTTCTCATCGTGTGTGCTCATTGAAAGTGGCGATTCTCTTGACAGCATCAACTCAACGTCGACGTCGATTGTACGCTACATTTCTAAGAAAGCTGGCATTGGTATTGGAGCTGGTTCAATACGAGCTTTGGGATCTAGGATTGGCGATGGAAGTATCGTTCACACGGGACTTATACCGTTCCTTAAGTACTTTCAATCAGCGGTTAAGTCATGTTCACAAGGCGGAGTTAGAGGCGGAGCAGCAACGGTCTATCTCCCAATCTGGCACTTAGAGTTTGAAGAACTTGTAGTATTAAAGAACAATAAAGGTACTGAAGAAACCCGTGTAAGACATATGGATTACGCATTTCAGTTCAATAAGCTAATGTACGAACGCTTATTGTCTGGTGGTGATATTACTTTATTTTCTCCTAATGACGTTCCTGGTCTAATGGAGTCTTTTTATTCAGACCAAGAAGAGTTTCGTCGTCTCTACGAAAAGTACGAAGCTGATAAAAATATTAGAAAAAAGGTATTACCAGCAATTGATGTCTTTAGTCAGTTTATTCAAGAACGTAAAGACACTGGTCGTATCTATCTAATGAATGTAGATCATGCAAATGAGCATGGTGCATTCGATCCAAAGGTAGCACCTATTAAACAATCTAATTTGTGCTGTGAAATTGATCTACCAACTAAACCATTGAATGCTTATAATGACGAAGAAGGAGAAATCTCCTTATGCACACTGTCAGCAATTAACTGGGGCATGATCAATGAGCCAAAAGACTTTGAGAAGTATTGCAATTTATCCGTTAGAGCACTGGACGCTTTGCTTGATTATCAAGCTTATCCAGTTAAAGCAGCGGAGATATCGACGTTTAATCGGCGCCCTCTTGGGATTGGTATTATTAACCTTGCTTACTTTTTGGCTAAAAGAGGATTGGGATATAACGAAGATGCATTGGCGACTGTGGATGAGTACGCTGAAGCATGGTCCTACTACTTAATCAAAGCATCTGTTGAACTTGCTGCAGAAAAAGGTTCGTGTCTGAAGTCAAGTGAAACTAAATATCATCAAGGTGTATTACCTATTGATACGTATAAAAAAGAAGTAAACGAACTAGTACCACATAAGGAAAGGATGCCGTGGGCACAACTCAAAGGAGATCTACTTACATATGGGATCCGAAATAGCACGCTTATGGCACTCATGCCCGCAGAAACGTCAGCACAAATTAGTAACAGCACTAATGGGATTGAGCCTCCTCGCGCTCTTGTATCTTACAAACAGTCTAAAGACGGTGTTATGGCTCAAGTCGTACCTGGCTACCATCATTTAAAAAATAAATATGATTTATTGTGGGATCAAAAAAGCCCAGATGGTTACTTAAAGATTTGTGCAGTACTGCAAAAATATATTGATCAGGGTATTTCTGTAAATACTTCTTATAACCCAGATCACTTCGAAGATGGTAAGGTGCCTATGTCTACCCTTATCAAAGATATTGTTACTTTCTATAAGTACGGTGGAAAACAACTATATTATAATAACACACACGACGGCGCAGGTGAAATAGATGAATTTGTAGATCTACCTTCTACAATTGAAGATGATGAAGACTGCGATAGCTGTAAAATTTAAGGATAAAATACATGTCGATTTTTACTAAAAAGAAGAAGTCACACCTTTCGTCTATGATGTTTTTTGACGAAAGTGTTGACATTGCTCGTTATGATACTTTGAAATACCCTCAATTAGATAAATTGACTGACAAGCAATTAGGTTTCTTTTGGAGACCCGAAGAGATCGATGTATCAAAGGATAAATCAGACTTTGCTGCATTGAGTGATTTTGAAAAACATATTTTTACTAGTAACTTAAAACGCCAGATTCTATTAGATTCTGTTCAAGGCCGTGGTCCATCTGAAACATTGATGCCTGTTGCATCAATTCCAGAAATTGAACCATTGGTTATGACTTGGACTTTTATGGAAACAATTCATAGTCGTTCTTATACTCATATTATTCGTAATGTATATGCTAATCCATCAAAGGTTTTTGATGAGATGCTAAACATTAAAGAAATCGTTGATTGCGCTAAAGATATTTCAAAGTACTACGATGACTTTATTGAATCAACTAAATGGTATGATCTATTAGGTGAAGGTAAGCATACTGTCAATGGTAAAGAAGTTATTATTGACAAATACGAACTTAAAAAGAAACTATGGATGGTTCTCAATTCTATTAACGTGTTAGAAGGAGTAAGATTTTATGTCAGCTTCGCCTGTTCCTGGGCATTTGCAGAACTTAAAAAGATGGAAGGTAATGCTAAGATCATTAAGTTTATTGCACGCGATGAGAACACCCATTTGGCAGCGTCCCAGAGTATTCTTAAATTGTTACCGAAAGATGATGCAGATTTCATCAAAATCAAAGAAGAATGCGAGCCAGCAGTTATAGATATGTTTGTTAAAGCAGTTGATCAAGAAAAAGAGTGGGCTCACTACTTATTTAAAGATGGATCAATGCTTGGACTAAACGAAAGATTATTAAGTGAATATATTGAATGGATTGGTGCAAAGCGCATGCGTGCTTTGGGTTATACCTCACCATATCAAGTATCACAATCAAATCCTTTACCTTGGACTGAAAAATGGATTGGTGGTGGAAACGTGCAAGTTGCTCCACAAGAAACAGAAATCAGTTCATACGTAATTGGTGGTGTTAAACAAGACGTAGACAATAATGTACTAAAGGGGCTATCACTGTGATTACAATTTACACAAAAAACGAACCGCCTTGTTCTTATTGCGAACAAGCAAAAAACTTACTCCGACAAAAACAAGTAGAACATAAAGTTTTGACTGTTGGTGAAGATGTAACAAAAGAGGAAATGCTTAATATTGTACCAAATGCTAGAACATTTCCAGTAGTTTTAGATAATGGTAATTTTGTGGGAGGACTAAAAGAACTTAGAGCATATCTATTCTCTAAAGATATGCAAGGTATGACCATATGAATGAGTTTGAGTGTATTGAATGTGGTTGCTTATTTAAAGCACAAATGGTGCATGAAGACTCGGAAGACGAAGTCATCTATTGTGTAAACTGTGGAACCGAACTTGAAGATCAACTAGATGAGAATCTTTTTGAGGATGAGGATGATCTATAAATAGTACAATAAGCAACAATATGGTACATTTATGGAACAGTGGATTTATGAAAACAAAGTATTTGAGTCAGCCCAAATTGAAGACTGGGCTGGCTTTGTATATTTAATTACAGATCTATCAAATAATAAAAAATACGTTGGTAAGAAAAACTTTTGGTCTACTAGAAGGTTACCACCACTCAAAGGTAAAACTAGACGTAGAATTAAAAAGACTGAATCAGATTGGCAAGACTATTTTGGTTCTAACGAGGAAGTTAAGCTTCTAGTAGAGCAAAATGGTAGGTCAAACTTTAAAAGAGAGATTATTCGGTTGTGTAAGACCAAAGGTGAAATGAGTTATTTTGAGGCAAAAGAGCAGTTTGATAGGGAAGTCCTATTCAAAGATGACTATTATAATGAGTTTATTGGGTGCAAAATTCACGCAAAACACGTAAAAAACTGTTTACAAACCGATTAAATTGTGATATAATATACCTATAAAATGAATAGAGAGATGTGAAATGATTATCATTGATTATAATGGAATTGCCATTGGTAACCTAATTACTCAACGGCTAAACGTAGATGAAGATCTTATTCGCCATATGATTCTAAATACGATTCGTATGTACAATAAGAAGTTTAGAAAAGAATACGGGCAAGTTGTGATTGCATGTGATGCTTCTTCTTGGCGCCGTGACTACTTTCCAAATTATAAATTTAAGCGCCGTGAAGCACGTGAAGACGATAAGTCCACAATGGATTGGAATGAAGTCTTTCGTATTATTAATCAAGTGCGTGAAGAAATCCGTGATAACTTTCCTTATAAAGTTTTACACGTAGACAAATGTGAAGCTGATGATATTATTGCAACACTAGTCTCTGAAACACAAGAGTTTGGTAAACACGAACCAGTCATGATTGTCTCTGCTGACAAAGACTTTATTCAGCTACACAAATACGATAATGTACGTCAATATAGTCCAATGACTAAAAAGTTTATCCAAGATAAAAATCCTCGTACATATATTACTGAGCATATCTTTAAAGGAGATTCAAGTGATGGTGTACCTAACGTTCTTAGTCCTGATAATACTTTCGTTGATAGCATACGACAGTCTCCAGTAACTAAGAAAAAAATCGAGACATGGATGTCTGGCATTGAGAATCTTCAATCTGTAATGGATGAAGAAACTTATCGAAATTATTGCCGTAATAAAAAGCTGATTGATCTAGAAGAAATTCCAGATGATATAAAACAAAATATTATAAATACATATGAAGGAACTAAAACAGCACATAAAATGAAAGTATTAAATTTTCTTATTAAAAAGCGTTGCAAACAATTAATTGAATCAGTTGAGGAGTTTTATTAATGGCCGTGAATAAAATGCAAAATCTTACAATTCACGAGATTTTGAAAATGGTGGCAGCTAAAAATGCAAAGGCAGACAAAGTGCAAGTCTTAAAGGCTTACAATTGTCTTGCTCTGCGCGATGTATTGAAGGGTTCGTTTGACGATCAAATTCAATTCTTACTTCCTGAAGGTGAACCTCCTTATGAACCAGCTGATCCTAAATCAATTCCATCTTCTCTGAATAAACAATCACGTAAGTTTCGATACTTCGCAGTTGGTGGACCTGGTGAACGAATGATGAAATCTAAAGTAGAAACTATGTACATTGGTCTGCTTGAAGCTATTCATCCAGAAGACGCTAAACTAGTTATTGCAATGGTAAACAAGCAAATGACTGGTAAATATCGAGGTCTAACTAAAAACGTAATTAGCGAAGCTTTTCCAAATTTGCTTTCAAGTCAATAAACTTATAAATATCTTTATGAGATTAAAGAATAAAAACAATATGCTTTACATTCTCTGAACTACAGGGTTAGCAGTTTTCTGCTAGCTCTTTTTTTTTTCATTTCAACTGAGGAGGACTCTAAAATATCTAAAAAAACTCGGCCAAATCGAACTAAGGAGATATTTAAGATGTATGGTTCACAACTAGAAAGATTGAAAAGAGATTCAAGAGAGCTCAAAACTTATATTAGAAAAATAGAATCAAAAGGTGATAGAACATTATTGTTTAAGCTTCAGAAGAAGCACGAATATTTAGAAAGCCGGATTGGTGATATTCAGGAGGAACTTTTAGCAAGTTAGGTAAAAATAACTGTTTACAACCTCTCACAATTGTGGTATAATATACTTATAATTGTGAGAGGATATACATTATGAATCTATTTTATTTACACCCAGATCCCGTCATAGCTGCTCAGTTACAATGCGACAAACACGTCGTCAAGATGATTGTTGAGTCAGCTCAAATGCTTAGTACTTCGCATCGTATTCTTGATGGTGCTATGGAAAAACGCTTGTCCAAATCTGGTAAGCGACTCGTAAAATATTGGAAACACGAAGATTTCGTGATGGAAGCAGTATTATATAAAGCTGTTCATATGGGTCACCCATGTACAGTATGGACTATGGAATCAAATTCAAATTATCAATGGCACTACCAGCACTTCGTTGCGCTTTGCGATGAATATAAGTATAGGTATGGTAAGGTACATCATACAGATACTATACTACGTGGAATGCTAAAAACTCTACCAAAAAATATACCTACAGGTGATATGACTCCAATTAAACTTGCTATGAAATCAAATCCTGAATGTATGTTTCCAGATGATCCAGTAAAATCATATCGTCTATACTATAAAACTAAGAAAGATCGTTTTAAAATGGTATGGACTAATCGTGAAACACCCGAATGGTTTTTAGAAGAACCACCTAAACAACAGGAAAGATACTATGATTATATGCTTCGTAGATATCGTGAAGAGGAAAATAAAATAAATGCCAAACTATAGTTATTGCTGTCGAAAGTGCGATCATACGTTCGATGGAATATATAATATGGACGATCGAAAGATACCATTATCTGAACCTTGTCCTAATTGTGGAAAAACTGGTAATATCTATCAAGCTATTACTGCTCCAAAAATTGTTAGAGGCGTATCTACTCAAGGTATTAAAGTCGACGATGGTTTTAGAGAAGTAATTTCTAAAGTTAAATCAGCTCATAAAATTAATAATATTAAGGATTATTAAATGGCATTAGCCCACAAGATCCGTCTCGAAGATATGATCGAGATTGAACCATTAACAGACAATCAACAAAAGGCATTCAAAGCTTATGAGAACGAAAACTCACTCGTCTTGGCCGGGTCAGCAGGAACTGGTAAAACATTTATGGCCTTATCCTTGGCTCTTGAAGATGTACTTGACCGAGAGACAAGATACGATAAAGTGGTTATCGTTAGATCTATCGTGCCGACCAGAGACATTGGTTACCTTCCAGGAAACGAAGAAGAAAAGAAAGATGCATATACTGGACCGTATAGATCTGCTTGTACTGAATTGTTTCAAGATCCTGAAGCGTGGGAAAAATTAAAAGCTCAAGGGCATATAGAATTTTTATCGACATCTTTTATTCGTGGTATTAATATCCATAACGCAGTTGTTATCATCGATGAGATGCAAAACTTGACGTTCCACGAATTAGATTCGGTAATTACCAGAATTGGTCGTAATTGCAAATTCGTAATGTGTGGTGATTACTACCAATCTGATTTCGATAAAGAAAAAGATAGAACTGGTATTCTTAGATTTCTCGAAATCATTGAGTCGCTTAATAACTTTATAGTTATTGAGTTTGGATGGGAAGATATTGTTCGGTCTGACTTTGTCCGTGACTATATCATGACTAAGGAAATGTTAGAAAGAGATGGCAAAATTTAGACGTTTTGACCCAAGAAATAAAAAAGCTAATTCGCACAAAAACAAGTCAAAAAATGGAATGAGCTTTAAGCGAATTAAGTTCATTGAGAAAAAAGTAGATTATGATGAAAAAACTATTCGAACACAAGGAGGTTGATCTTGGATATAAGGATCTTACTGCAGAAACTGGCCCAAATGGGCGAAAGTATCTTGCTCCCAACGGGGTTTCTTACCCTAGTGTTACTACAGTACTTAGTATATTAAGTGAAGAAGCAATTCAACGCTGGCGGGCTAGAGTCGGCGAAGAAGAAGCAAATAAAATATCTCACCGCGCTTCAACACGAGGCACTGCAGTTCACTCAATAATAGAAAAATATATCGACAACGAAGAAAACTTTACAGAAGGCTTTATGCCTAATATCATAGAAAGTTTTCAAGCAGTACAAGATATCTTAGACAAACGCATTGGTGGTGTGTATGCTCAAGAATGCGCATTGTATTCTGATCATCTAGGCCTTGCAGGTCGAGTTGATTGTGTTGCTGAGTTTGATGGTAAACTATCCATTGTCGATTTTAAAACTTCTCGTAAAACAAAAAAGAAAGAATGGATTGAAGGTTACTTTATCCAAGAATCTGCCTACGCTATTATGTGGGAAGAAAGAACAGGTATGCCTATTACTCAATTAGTTACAATCATATCTGTAGACAATGAAGATCCACAAGTCTTTATTGAACATAGAGATAACTGGACTAGTAAATTATTGGAGACAATCAATGAGTACAAGAGGCGCAAAATCTTTGGCAACTAGGGCTCATCAACAGATTGAAATTTGTTGTCAAACTCTATGTGATAAAGAAGTTGTTCAGGAATATATTAAAGAACTAGAAGATGAAGTTCAAAAACTTGAACGTGCAAATAAATTTTATGAAAAGCTACACAACAAGCTAATGCATGAATACCCAGAAAAGTCTGGTAGGTTTTTCATATGTGGAGGCATTGGAGCTCAAGACAGCTTTGGTGTTCCTGATAGAATTATGATCTGTCCTGAATATGGTTCAGATGGATTCTATGTTTTTAAAAAAGAGCGTGAACTTAGCTCACCAGAATATTAAGAAGGAATAAATTATGGCTACAAAATTTGCAATTGGAACTGGCTCATCATATGGTACTACTAATAACAAAAAGACATCAATTGGTAGAAAGAACGTGAAAATGGCTTCTATGAATAAGTCTAAAAAGCGGGGATTCAAGAAGTATCGAGGCCAAGGATAATTAAAGAAATTAATCATAAGACCCATATCCATATAAAAAAATAATAAAAAAAATGCACTTTTTTGTAAAAAAATGCATTTTAGGGGTTTACATTCTCTCCAGATGTTGTATAATATAACTATAAAATGATGGAGAGAATGATTATGAAAACACAAATTGAAACCCTTGTTAAAGCTATCGGTAACGACTTCGCTTACTGGACTGGCAAAAGCCGCTACGGCGATGATGATTTTAAATCAGAGCGTGTCAAAGAATTCTGTGAAGGAATCGTTGTTGAAGAAGGTCGTAAATACATTAGGATCTTAAAAGACAACGGTGGCTGTGTCTGGGGATTCGTTGTCAAAGAAGACACTAAAAAGTTTCGTAAAGGTGATATTTTGAAAGCAGCTAGTTATAAAGCTCCTGCGACTAACAAAGCTCGCGGTAATATCATTGATGGTGGCTATACCATTCGTTGGACTGGCCCTGAGTATCTTATATAATGAAAGGAGAGAGAATGTATACGAATAATCAAAAAACAATCCTAGTCGACGCAGACGGTGTTCTGCTTGACTGGGTTTATTCTTTCCGTGCTTGGATGGACCGGCACGGATATAAAATCAAAGACTATGATGCTTATCGAATGGATGAGGCATATGGTCTAGATCGTGCTGAAGGCAAAAAGCTTTGCCGAATGTTTAATGAATCAGCAACTATTCGAAAGCTTCCACCACTACGGGATGCTATCAAATACGTCAAAAAGTTACATGAAGAACATGGTTTTGTTTTTCGAGTAATTAGTTCTTTAAGTGAAGATCAATATGCTCAACACTTACGAATCAAAAACCTACGTGAACTTTTCGGTGATACTGTCTTTGAAAGTTATGTCTTCTTAGATACTGGTGCTGATAAAGATGACGCCCTTGAACCTTACCGAGACAGTGGTTGTTGGTGGGTTGAAGATAAAGCTGAAAATGCTAACTTAGGTTATGACCTTGGTCTTGATTCTTTGTTGATGGCACACGATCACAATGAAGGTTATGAAGGTCCAGTTCGAAAAGTAAGTAACTGGAAAGAAATCTATAAAATCGTAACTGGAGAATAATATGGGTGATTATATTGCTGCGCGTATAGCGCAGGTTTTTATTGTTACAGTTTTTTTCATGGGTGTCATATCTTTCATTCAAGACTTTATTTTATGATAAATAAACATATGGCGTTCAAGTAAGGTATAAATATGCGTATAACGATTACAAAAATGGCTCAAGATCTTTTAGATCGTATTGTAGATTATGAAGAAGATCCAGAGCCACAATACGAACCAGAATTGGAATCATTAGCACGTATGCAAAGACAAGGAATTAAGTCCTCGTTGAACATACTAATCAAAGGGGAATATTTAGATAATCCCTTAGAAGGTGGTTAAATGAGCGACATATTTGACTTTGGCTTTACTGCCGTAGACGAGGCTGAATTAGAAGCCGTACAAAAAGCACAGACTGTAGCTAATGAAGTTGCATCTGATGCTAATAATTTAGAAGAAAGGTTGAATGGTTTATATAACGCTATTCTTCCCTTGCTTTCTAATCTGAAAGCTAATCCAGAAAAAGACTATATCTATTGGCCTAATCGGGTTGAAAAGGTAGAAGCTTTTGAAGACCATATATCCAAATTTATAAAGGACTAATACATGAGTTTTGACTTTAATTTCACAAAAGAACATTTGCAAGAAATCATCTCAGCGGATGCTGACGATTGGTATGATGCACTATGCGAACTATTACCAAAGTATGGTATTACAACAGAGCGCAGAGTAGCACACTTTTTGAGCCAATGCGCTCATGAATCTGCTGGTTTTAAACGACTAGAAGAAAATCTAAACTATTCTGCAAAAGCGCTTCGTGCTGTCTTTGGTCGTTACTTTGGTGAACCACCTAAAGCTGATGCAGATGAATATGCTCGTAATCCTGAAATGATTGCGAATCGTGTTTATAATGACGAGTTCCGTAAGTACAAAATGGGTAATGTCGAAGAAGGTGATGGTTGGCGATTCCGTGGTCGTGGTCTTAAGCAACTAACGGGTCGTGATAACTATACACGGTTTGGTGCTACAATTGACATGACTGCTGAAGAAGCTGCAGAATATGTTGCAACACCAGCTGGTGCTATTGAGTCTGCATGTTGGTTCTGGGATGCAAACAATCTAAATGAAATCGCAGATACTGATGATGTAAAGCGTATGACCAAAAAGATCAATGGTGGTTCCATTGGTTTAGATGATCGTAAACAGCGTTACATGAATGCGATGAAAGTTCTTGGTATGGATGCTGAAGATTTAGTAGCTGATGATGACGATATTGAAGAAATTTTAGATGACATCGGAGTACTTCGCAAAGGTTGCAAAGGCGAAGGTGTGAAAATCATGCAAGAAGCACTTGGTATTACAGCAGATGGAGACTTTGGTCCAGGCACCGAACGTGCTCTAAAAGAATGGCAAGCAGCCAATGGTCTTGAAGCAGACGGTATCGCTGGACCTGCTACATTTGGCAAATTACTGGAGTAAGAAAAATGAAAAAACTGATCTTTGCGTTAAGTCTTTTATGTGCTAGCGCGGTATATGCAGAATCAGAATTGCCTCGTATAGTTGATCCTGAAATACCTAATCCAGAAGAACTGGGTGATATACCAGGCACATATGACTTACCGCAAGGTCAGTTTATGATTGACTTGCCAATGATGTGCACTGAATATTCTGAAGCTTTATTTAATTCTTTAAGTCGAAATAATTATGTTTTAGTATTTCTAGGCCAAACAGAATCAATGGCCGGTAGTGATCTCTATATCAGTATATTTTTAAATAAAATTGATAACGATTATTTTGCCTTACTTACAAATAAAGACTCCGGTGGAGTTTGTCAACTTTCCAACGGAGCCTATGGTCAAGTATTCCCTCTTGATGAAATGGGAATCTAATTTGCAAGCGGATTATCAAGGGCTCTTTGAAGTTTAGAGTTTAACCTATCTTCAACGTCCTTGATTTTCTGATCAGTAGTATCTCTTAGTGCAGACGCTTTTGAATCATACTGGTTCTGTAAAGCGTCTCTTTTATTATCAAATCTTTCTTCGGCATTTTGAATAATTTGCCTTACCTCATTTTCAGTATCACGTACTAGCTTTTCAACTCTTCGTACTTGATCGTCAAGGTTATTAATTTGATCGTTTAGATCTACCTTTTGTTCTCTGCTACGCTTTTCCATATCGTCGAGTTGCTTTTGAATAGACGATAGTTGAACACTAATTTCGGTTTTGGTGTTTGCTAATTGCGCTTCAATTTGTTGGTTTCTATTTTCAATAACATCTACATCGATATTCTGAACAATTTCTTTCATATCCATATAGTCTTTATAGAATTCAAAACCAGCCCAAGCAGCACCGCCGAGGGTCGAAAGTGCGGTTAGGACAATCATCATCTTACCACCGCGGAATGTCATTCCCGCAAATTCGAACTCAGCCATAGATTAGTCCTCTTTAAAATATTTGTTTACCATTTCAAGCATATCATCATATTCAGCGATTTGTTTTACTTCAATTTCAATAGCTTCAATAATATCTGAGTGTTCGCCAATACCAGCTGGATTATGAAGATATACTTCTACATTTGCCACGTGCTTATCAATGTGGCCTTTAGCGTGTGATTTAAACGCTTCCAATAATTTACTTCTCATCATTTTTCTTTCTTAAAAATTGTCCATGCGCCATAAGCAATTGCTGCATATGCAACAAGTCCTGCAATTGGTTTTGCGATAAGAACAATTACACCAAGCGCAATTAATGCTGCGCCATCCCATGTAGTTCTTTCGCTAATTCTATTCATTACCCATTTTTTCATTATTTTCTCCTTAATTTTTCTCTGAGTGAATCAAGCTCTTTTTCTTTAGATGTTTTTTCCACACTTGGTCTTTGTTCATCCACCGTTGGAACTCTTTCGATAGTTTCGGGTCGTGTGGAATAAATTTTATTCCTAGCTTCTTCAATTCTTCTTCTGAGGTGTCGAATCCGTTTTTCAAAATCATCTTCCATTGTTCTCCAACTCTTGTATTCTAGATTCTAACTCGTCTATTTTTTTAGTTACATGTGGATATTTTTTTCTCCAAGCATTTGGATCATTTTGTAACCAAGTCCAACCCCAACGATTGACTAGATACTCGAGTGTCCAATCAACCTTTCCTACGGCCCAAATGGCCATCCGAGTATCCTTAAACCAGAATAAAAATGCTGCACCTAATAAAGATCCTGCTATTGCTGTATATATCCACAGAGTATCTTCAAGCATTGCATTAATTAGATCCATTATATTTCTCCAAGTGCTTAACATAATTATCCATGCCATGATCTTTAGCGCCATCGAGAATACCAGATTTCCAGCCTCTCCACTTGTCTTTAATCATTTGCCAAGGAGTTAACTTACGAATATTTCCATAAAAGTTAATGTATTGTAAAACACCATGATGTTTATAACCCATCAACCATAAAGGTACCTTAGTCACAATATCGTTATTATTTACAAATCTCATGTGAGGTGTTTCAATATTTTTTACAAATCTACGAGTACCAACTCTTGGAGAACCAAAGGTAGTTAATTGCTCTACTTTTCTTGTTTCTTCAAAGCGTGAAGTAGCAATTGTTGCCATAGCTGCTCCAAGTGAGTGACCTGTAATATACATCTTTTTATTTTTATGGCCTTCACGGTGATGCTTAGCAATATCGTTCCAGACTTTATCACATTCATTTCTGAAACCAGAATGAACTAAACCATGCGTCATAGCACCTCTTGGAATAGCATTTAGATCAGCAAGAATATCAGATATTTCGTCTGGTTCTGTTCCTCTAAAAGCTAAAATATAAGTGTCCTCATTCCAAGCTGCATGACATTGAGCTCCTTCATAATCAAAGAACTTGTGCCCAGTATAACCTAAATGTTTAAACATCTTTTTACCAGCTTTTCCATCAAGATAAGCTGCTTGCGCCATTTGCGCCATTGTGTGACAAAGTGCGTTCATATTTGCTCCCTATGGTTGTTCCTCAAATCCTCCGTTATTAGCATTAAGTCTTTTTAACGCTTCCAACTCTTCTTGAAGTTTTAATACTTCTATTCTTTTTTTACGTAACTCTAATTCGTAAAGAGAGTTACAATTAATTCTTTCTTTTGGTTTATCTAAAGGTATAACAATTCTGGCATATACACCAACATCTCTTTCTGACATTCCATTGTTATTGCCAAATGGACTCTGATAATTATCGATAATACCAGTTACTCCAAATTCTAATTGTGTAGATCCACCAATAGCATTTTTACAATCTAAATCACCTGCTCTAATACTATCTTGCCCATATGCACCAGGTGTAGAAGGTAATGCTAAGTTTAATGAACTTTGTTCAGCAAAAGCTGTACTACTAATTAACGATACAATTAAGGCTATCCATGTGTTTCTCATCCTGTCACTCACTTAAATTTTGAACATATCCTAGAAGCTACAGCAGTTCTTACCGTAGGTTCCTTTCTTAATTTAGAGCGTGAACAAATATATCCAACTCTATTCTTATCACTTTTTCTAATGTAAACATCAAAAGTTACTTTTCCCAAATAATCAATTTTAATTACATTATAAGAAGTTACAAACGGCACCGGATTCCATTCTTTATCGAATACCGCTATTTCATAATATTCTATCTCAGCTCTTTTATTAAACATCTGCATTGTAGTAACTAATAGTCCGTCTAAATGAGATGGTTCAAGCTTAGGATAAGTTGGTGTCATTTCGTGGGCATTTGCAGTACCCACGAAACACACCAACATTAATGTCATAATCAACTTTTTCATAACAAAAAATCCTTATTGTGCAATACACTCAGCAACTACAAGAGCAGTATAGTTTCCGCCAGGAAACGATTTACTTCCGCCCAATGTAGCTGTTGACGAGGTTTTAAACCAAGTTGAGCCAGTTGCAGTCAAATCGTATTTGTCTTTCATGCCGAGTTCAATTTTGTTAGTTTCATATGAACCCATACCCGTAGCATCTGAGACAGCAGACACTTGAGTATCACCAGTCCAAGTTACCGTATCCGGTAAAGATGGGCTAGTTGAAAATGATGTAGGTGCTGTGATTTCAGCATAGTACGCATCTGCTAAAGATACATCAAAACGAATAATCGCTTCTTCACCTCCATCTGCTGCGTTAGTAGTTAGTGTATAAGCATTAGGGTTACCAAATGTACCTGGATTGTCCGTTTGGATTATACACCTAGATTGCACAACGCCATTGATCGGTATGTTTTCTGCTTGAGCATAACTCAAGTGTGTTATGGATAAACCTAATACTGTTGTTAGAAATAAATTTCTAAGCATTGTTATCTCCCGTTTTAAAAAATAATTGTAATATTATAATCATTTATTATATTGCATGTCAATCATTTGTTCATGCAATATTTGTTGAGCTAAACCATTACGTAATCCACCTTTATTGTCAGGTAGTTCTTTATCCACAAGCACAACATTATCTTTATATGTCCCACCAGGAATAGTGGTTGCGTAATAAGAATTCATATTAGTTGCATTGTTTAAAGTATCAAGAATTTGAGACATTGCAATTGCATTTGCAAATAAAGCTGAGTTATCAACAGCTGCTAAAGCTTTTTCTAATCTATCTTTTCTGTCTTTTTCTTCTTCTGCTTCTTCTTCCGCAAGTTCTTTTTCGCTTTTTACATCATCATCTTCTTTTGAGATGAGGTCCTCATCTAGTGACCGATCAAGGTCTACATTCTCATCCTCGGTAACGTCGTATAAAGACGTTAAATCTATTTGTTCCACCACAGGTGGAGTTGGCGTTTTATATCCAGGACAGTTTGGATCATATTGAGGATCGTAACATGGATTTACTTTATATTGGTAAACCACATTTGCATCTTCAACAGAACCCTTTCCTTCAACTTCAATTGATCCATCTCCCCATGCTTCACGAGGGATTCCTGGAACAACTGGTACTACCTTATTAATTTCAGTACCACTAAGAGAGCCTGGTTTCCATTCATCAGTCTCTCTAAAAATATAACCAGTGCCAAGTGCATTTTCGTTTTGTATATGCACGTTTACAGAATCGTCAACATCTTTATTAATAGTGTAGTTGTATATAACACCATTAATATCTAATCCAGGAACACCATTAGGCAATACGCTATCCATACCCCAAGTATACCCATTACCAGCAGCGTTTCCAGTCTGTCCATAGTAAGGTAATATACTATCAGAATATGAGTAGGAAGGCAGCAAGGCCGCCAAGACCATAAGTAGCTTTTTCTTCAACACTAAGTTTATCCGATTCTTCTAATTCTTTGCGAGTTACTTCTACATGGGTTTCCCATCCTAATCTTGCAGCTTCGCCAATTTGACCATTATAAGGACAAGGTGTTCCAGCATGCATCATCGCATCAAAAACTTTTTCGTCTTGACACATTACAGAAACAGCTGCAACTTTCATACCCATATCATAAAGAGTTTTCGCGTTTTTTAATCTAATACAATTTTGTTCAGTAAATGTGGTACCTGCTGAGATACCAAGAATTTGTGTTTGTACAGCGCCTGCCACACCAATAGTACACAAGTCACTATTATTTCCTCCACTAAACTGAGGAGAAATTGCAGAAGGTGGCGGCTGCTTAATAGTAGTATCCATTCGACCGTCTGTCGTGATAGTACTATTATTGGTAGACTCTGTAACAATTGGTTCAGCGAATGCATGTGTTGCAAACATAATAGTACCAATAGCTACTAATTTTTTTAGCATTTCAGTCTCCTAATGAAATCATCATACAGATCTATTTATAAAAAAAACTGTTTACATGGCCCGATAGTTGTGATATAATATATAGTATATAATTCGATGAAGCAGATCGAAAGGTAAACTGGACGCGGGGGCGGTACCCGCCGCCTCCACCATAAACACACTGAGAGTTCTATGATAGAAAAGTTCTTTTTAAGATTTAAGTGGTATCGGAATTTTGTTGAAAAACAAGAAAAGAAAAGAATTAAATATCTTGGACTTTAGTGTGCTTATGATGGGGGCGAATTAGGATCGACAGGTACTAATTAGAGACTGTGGAGAATAGGTGCGCAAGCTACCTTAAACGCAAGAACCAAAGTAAACGCAAACGATAACTTTGCACCTTCAGGTTACGCTTTAGCGGCATAATCTGACGGGTATGGGCTCCACCTTGGAACAGAACGGGCCCGCTTTCCATAAAAAATTTTTATCAATATCCCATCTTTAATAAAAAAATATTATCAAAAAAATGCACTTTTTTTCATTTTAGGGGTTTACATTCTCTCTAGTTGTGGTATAATATACTTATAAATTGATGGAGAGAATGAAATGTTGAAATTCGAATTACTTGCAAACGTTGGAGATACTATTAAAGCATATGACTTTAAAGGTATGCAAGACCGTTATATCCAAGGCAAAATCATCGACAAGGGTGATATTAAACACCCAACTTATGGTTCTGTCATGTACCGTGGGTACTCTATCCTCATCGCGGAAGATTCAGGAAGCACTTCTGGTGGTCGTGTTGGGGATATTGGATATGTTCCATTTGAAACAGACTTCATGGAATACGATGAACGTGTCACCTTGGTGTGACACTTTGTCACATAAAAAAAGTGAAAAAAATGCACTTTAGGGGTTTACAACCACGTTTTTTTGTGGTATAATATACTTATATTAATGATGGAGAATCGTAATGACAATGACTAAAGCACAAATGGACAAGCGTCTTGAAATGATTAAAGCCGCTGCAAAACGTATGGAAGCACGTAAAGCTTTCAAAGCTAAACAAGCTGCAAACGCTGCTACTATTCGCAGATATACTGATGTAGTTGAGAAGCCAAAACGCAAATCTCGTGAAGATGAATTTGATCGTATGCTTGATAAACTCGACGAAAATCATAATCACTGGACAGATGAGCGCGCTTACGCCAAACAATATTATGGTGATGTAGCTTACCAAACAACTCGATATGACGACGATTGGAACTAATATGAGAACAATTCACTACGTCGGCTTCCGCGGAGACGAATATGTACGTGCATATCGTATCTGGGGTGGACCCGTCATGATCCACAAGGACAACGATCCTCGTGTTATGACCGAGGTCGCTGACTGTGATGTTGTGATCTATGGTCCTAAGTCTAAACCTTCACCTTGGGTATGGGATGCAAGTCGAGATATGTAAGTGGCTAGGGACAGTTAGTTTCCTAGCTGCGGCTTTATTACTTTCGTCGAATATTGAAATATCGCGTTATGGATTTTTGATATTCTTATTTG